GAAATCACTCCAATCGGTGATAAGACCGAAGTGATCGTTGGTAAAAACTATAGAGTAGTTGCTCAAGGAGAAAATGTTTATATCGAAGGAGGTTGTAATCTTACTATCGATGGAGGATGCAATACAAAAATCATTGGAGATTGGAATATTCAAGTGACAGGAAACAAGTATGAACATATAGGAGGCGAGCACGTTCATAAAGTAAAAAGGGACCAAACCATTGATATCGATGGTAGTCAAGTTATTGATATTGTAGGTAGTATTACTGAAACAACCAAAGGCCCAGTAACAGAGACATATGGTGAAAATCAAGTAACAAGAGCGCCAAATATCTTCCTCAATTAATATAAATAGAACTATGGCTTTACTATCAGATTCAAATGCATTAATTCCAAAGGCTACAAATGTTGCTTTTAGAAATGTATATACTGATATTCCTTTACAGTTTAAAGAGCATCCAGTTAAAAAAGATATTCTTCCCCTAAGAGATTTAGATGCAATAAAGCAATCTATTAAAAGTTTAATCCTAACAAACCAGGGAGAAAGACCTTTTCAAATGGGACTTGGAGGAAATGTTACAAAATATCTATTTGAACCGGTAACTCCATTTGTTGCGCATTCGCTTAAACAAGAAATAATTAAAACACTTCGAAGACACGAACCAAGGGTAAGAAATATACAAGTTGCTGTATCAGCTGATATTGATAGAAATCGATTTGATGTGACAATTGCGTTTGTTGTTCAATCTTCAAATACACAAGAAAATGTTTCATTCGCACTTGAAAGATTACGATAATGGCAAAACAATTAAAAACAACAGAACTTGATTTTGATAAGATCAAGGATAATATTAAAACTTTTTTTAAAAGACAGGATTCACCTTTTAAGGATTTGGACTTTGACGGATCTGGTTTAAATCAGATACTTGATATTCTTGCTTATAATACACATTATAATGCAGTGAATGCTCATATGGCCGTGAATGAATCATTCTTAGATTCTGCTCAAATTCGTTCAAACGTTGTTTCGCATGCTAAATTAATTGGATATGTTCCTCAAAGTAAACTAGCTGCGACCGCCTCTTTAAATCTTACAATTGCAGCCGGAGGTCAAACAGGAGCATTGAGTATACCCGAAGGCACATCTTTTACCGGAAAAGTTGATGGTATAACATATACATTTAAAACTATAAGTGATTCTCAACAGCAAACTCCCGTTGATGGCAAATATACATTTAATAATATTGTAGTCAGAGAAGGCACGACTAAGGTACAAAAATTTGTTTATAATGATTTAGCCAACCAGCAATTTGTTATTAACGATAAATCGATTGATAAAACAACGCTAATTGTAAAGGTGAAAGAAAATGAATCGATTGACGATGCAGATGCAAAGACCTATAAACTATTCGAAATAGGTGATGACATTAATGATACGTCAGAGGTTTATTTTATTTACGAAAACTATCAAGGGAATTATCAGATAGAATTTGGAACAGGCGTTTTAGGTAAAAAACCAACCGTTGGTTCCATTATATCATGTGAATTCGTATCAACAAAAGGAGAAGATGGTAATGGTATTAATGCTTTTTCTTTTGGTACTTTTGGAGATGATTTTCCTATCAATGATATTGAAAAAATAGAAACAGCATCAAGATCAGCGGGTGGAGCTGATAGGAACACTATTGAAAACATTAAATTTAATGCGCCACTATCATTTGTCTCAAAGAATAGAGCAGTAACATCAAATGATTATAAAGCTTTAGTCAATAAAGAGTTTGGAAATATTATTCAAGACTTATCGGTTTTTGGAGGGCAAGAAATGACACCACCTCAATATGGAAAAGTGTTCATTTCAATTAAACCAAAAGGTGACGAAGAAGTATTAACCCAACTTCAAAAGAATCAAATAAAAAATTATTTACAAGATAAGAAGATTATTGCGATTGAAACGGAAATAGTCGATCCAGATATAACCTATATCTATTTCAATATATTTACTAAGTATGATAAAGATAGAACATCTTTATCCGAGAAGCAAGTTGTATCTAAAATACAATCAACCATTGTAGATTTTAATAATTCGTTCCAAGAGTTTAATAATGATTTTAGATATTCTACCTTCTTAAAAGAAATAGATGAGACTGATACTTCTATAATTAATTCATTAGCTCAGGTTTTATGTTATAAGAAATTTAATATTTCAAGAGATAACACGCAAATCAGAAATATTAATTTCAGATTTAAAATGTTTGGTAATATCGACCAAGAGAAATCTTTTATTACTACATCAGAATGGAAATTTAATTCTTTACGATATCAGTTAGAAGACACGCCTATCGCAAATGATAACAATAAAAGAAAATTAAGATTAGTTAGAATCAATGATGATAATCAACGTATTATTGTTGATTTTGATGTTGGTTATTTGTACCCCTCACTTGGATTAATGGAAATTAATCCACTTCCAACTGACATAGATACAACAATTGAAATTTTCGTAATACCTAGTGCATATAATATTTCTAGCGTTGAAAATAATATATTGAGCATTGATTTGAATAAAACAAATATTAGTGTTACTGATAAAGACGTTGAAACGCAAGAAGTTATTATAAATGAGTAATTACGAAAGCAGCAGAGTAAATAGCTTAATACCTGAGTTTTTAAAAGAGAGCTCAGCAAATCTTGTTGCTTTCTTAAAAGAATATTACGAAAATGAATATGATAAAGAATTCTTTGCGTCCAGAACAGAGAATGAAGAATATGTAGATGTTGCCTCTTCACTGATTTCTAATATTACAAAAAATAGGGATCTAGATCAAGTAAGTGAAAGTGCTTTTATTGAAGAACTAGCTCAATCTGTAGCTAAAAATATTCCAGGTTCTAGTGTTGTAACTAGAAAATTTCTTATAAAAAGATTAGTCGATTACTATGATGTTAGGGGTAACACTCAGATGATTGATGCATTTTTTCGTCTTTTCTTTAATAAAGCAGTTAGTGTAGATAAACCATTTGATAGAGTATTAATTCCATCCAGTGGCCATTATGAATCTAACTTGTTTTTAAGAACCTTTAATAATACTAATAATTTACCAGATGATACTATTTCTAAAAGAATATTTCAAAAAACAGAAAGAGGGTCAATTATTGCGCAAGGGCTTGTCTCATCTATAAAAGTAAATAAATACGACGAAAAAATAACATTTTTTAAATTTCAAGAGCGAACAGTTACGGGTGTTTTTAAAGAAGGCGTTGATGTACAATACGAAGATGATAATGGGCAGATTAAAAGTATTGGAAAACCGTATAGGACATTAAAATCCATATCTATTAATAAAAGAGGTACTGGATATAAGTTGGGTGATAGATTATTTCTTCAAGATCGAACTGATGTTACTTTTTATGCCAAGGTGATATCAGTTGATGATGATAAAATTAAAAAAATACAAATTATAGATTATGGTTCTGGAAATACACAAGATCCAAATGCTATAACAACATATGTCGATTTTGCAAATAAGGATGCTTCTCCAGAAGAAGGCATTATTACGACCTTAGACACTGATGGCTCTGGATCGGGTGTAGAAGTGACATTGAATTTTGGATTATTGATTGACGAAGATGGTGAATATATTAATACCGATGGGCGTCTTTCAAATCACACTGTTCTTCAAGATTCTAATTTTTATCAGAAATTCTCTTATGAGCTTTCAACTGACCAAGAATTTTCACGGTATAAATCTTTTTATGTAGAATTATTACATCCAGCTGGCGAAAAAGTTTTTCACGATACAAAGAAAAATCTTCCAACACAAAAATTGGAGATTACTAATGAAGAAATAACGCTTAATACTTTTTTACCAGTTGATGTTACACCCGATGATGACGATGTGTTCTTTCCTCAAACTGTATTTTTAATAAAGCAGGATTATTTTAATATAGATGATGGAGGGCCCGATCTTCCATACGTCAAAGAAGACTATTTGCAAACATCGAAAAAAATAATAGATAACTCAGTATAAATATTATTATGGGAATATCAGTTTCAGAACATGCACAGTATACAGCACTTGCACAAGTAAATAGGTCTTTATCTAAGAAGGAAATTAGAACAAAGTTTCTAAACGATTTTAAAGAACGTATTGATAATGAAGATGATATATTATATCTCTTTTATGGTCGCCCATATGATTTTGAAAACGATTCACCCGCGGTTCCTGCTCCGATAAATTCGGTTAGTAACGATTATGATATCAGAAAAGGAATTATGTCATTACGTCGAATTCGATCCGATGATGTTGTTCCTGGCATTAAAAAAATAGAATGGACACAAGGTACTGTTTATAACGAATATTCAAATTATGAAGATTTAGAAAATTTAAATTATTATGTTTTTGTTGAAGAACAAGCTAAACTCTATATATGTTTAGATAATAACAATGGAGCTATTAGTACAATAAAACCAGATCGTGATGATGGAACCCCGTACCAAACTTTGGATGGTTATAAGTGGAAACTTATAATTAAATTTGATGCTTCTTTAATAAGAAAATTTACTTCAGATACGCATTTACCATTGCCAAAACAATCGGGTGTAAGTTCAGAAATTTTTATTTCTACAGATGGTGGCCAAATTGATAGGTTAGAATTAGAAGATGAATCGCCGATTACATATGATTACTCAAATGCTGATTCGCCATCATCAGAAATACCTCTATTTATTAAAGGAGATGGTGATGATATAAAAACTGCTATTGCAACTGGTGTTGTGGATGGGGTCAGTGGAGAGCTCCAAAGTGCTGATTTCAGTGGGGTAGGTGATTCAACTGGCAATGGTTACTATGTTGATCCTAACAGAGGAACAGTCCCAGTTGAATTTAAATTAGCAGATCAACGAACCGCGGGCGAGAGCTTTAGTCCTGCGTATGGGATAGCAACTATAAATGATAGTGGTGAAATTGCTTCTTTAGAAGTAGTTAACTCTGGAAGTGGTTATCCAACCTCTGGGTCAACAAAATTAATAATTATACAATCTTCAGCTATAGCTTATATGAATATTAATTCATCGGGTATAATCGATAGTTTTGATATTGAAAAAGCAGGTCAGAATTATAGAAATGCATCGGTTATCTCTATTGCAGGTGATTCTGTTTCTGCACCTGCGGATAATATTATTAAGCCAATTATATCGCCGTTCTTAGGACATGCAAGTAATATTAAATTAGAGTTGAATGCTATGTCTCTTTTTATTAATGTAAAAATTTCATCCGGCGGCGGAATCTTTACTCAAAGTAATGACTTTAGGCAGATAGGCATAATAACAAATATATTGGATAATAGTAGTACTATTGAAAAAAGTACATTTATTGATGCAATGTCTTCTATAAAAATTCAAGGGATTGGTCAAACAACTTTTGAAAATATTGCAATAGATGATATTATTGAAGGAAGAACAAGTCTTAATATTGGTAGATTAGTTGATATTCTAGATGTTGAAGGAGATCCAAGTACAAAAGAACTAAGATTTTTAAATGATGCAAATGTACCCCATACAAAATCCTTCGAAATTGGTGAGACAGTAGATATTTCATCAGAAACGGGAACAGATGGATTTGAAGTTACTGATGTTACACAACCAAATATTGATATTTTTAGTGGCGAGATTTTATTTATAAATAATAGTAACGCCATATCAAGAACAACTGAACAAAGCGAAACGAATAATTTTATATTTAATTTCTAAAGATGCCATTAACAACATTCAATCAAGCTCCTTATTTCGATGATTTTAATATCGAAGACGTTAACAGCAATAATCAGACAGTAGCTGATAAGAATTATCTACGTATTCTTTTTCAACCTGGGTTTGCGGTTCAGACAAGGGAGTTAAATCAATTACAAACTATCCTTCAGAGTCAGATTCAGAGGTTCGGTGACTCTTTGTATAAAGAAGGAACTGCTGTACTTGGTGATGACAAACCAATCTTTACAGATAATGTTGATTATATTGAATTTATCCCCGCAGACGATGCCCCAAGTGGACTTGCTGATATTTTAAAATTACAAGAAGAGATATCAAATAATGATTCTACCGCTAAAATTTTAAAAGTAGAAAGTTTCGAAGAAGATTCTATTAATAAAATAAGACTCTATCTTAAATATGAACAAGATAGTAAATTTATAGTTGAAGAAGATGAAGCTGATAATGCATTATTTTTCTTTGATAGCAAGTATACTAATGCATTAAATAGTACCGTAGAATTTTTAGGTAATATTGGAACAATAAGTTCGGTCGGAAGTGGATTTAGTTATGCTATTCGTGAAAACATTTATTATATGAATGGATCATTTGTCCATTTTCCAGAGACATCATTGTTTTTAAAAAAACCAGATGGAGCTGATGTAAAAGGTGACTTAAGATTCTTAATAAAAGAAAACCAGATAACTAGTGCAGATGATAGTACTCTTTTGGATAATGCAAATGGTTCTCTTAACTTTTCAGCGCCAGGTGCTGATAGATATCAAATAGTTATTACAGCTATTTTTATTGATAAGACAGAAGGGGGCGCTATTCGAAATCTGAACGGGGGAGATAGTTCGTCAACTGCATTTTTAGAAACAGATCCGAATTTAGGTACAACTAAAAGACTTTTAACCGTTGATGTTAATGGTGTAAAGCAAGAAACATCCTCATTATATAGTAATCTAGATGCGCGTCTTGCGAGAAGAACCTTTGAAGAAAGTGGTCATTATGTACTACAACCATTTAGAGTTACATTCCAAGAATTCTATAAAGATCCTAATGATAAAAAATACATTGATGGATATTATTCTGCAGAAAAAATTGAAGAAGGTCCTATCTTTGGAATAAACAATGAGGATGACGCTAAAGATTGTTATGTCGCAGAAATCGATACATCAACCTCTTATGTAAACGGATATCGATATGATTATCCTAAAAAAGTGTTGTTAAAAGGTGATAAAGCCCGAACAGATTCTAGATTCGAAGATACTCAGTTTACTATCAGATACGGTAATTATGTAGAAATGAATATAGATGAAGCTGGAGATGTACCACATCCCACAATAAGTAGCACTGATATACCTGATATAAAAAGTATGGTAAAAGATGGCGATATTTTGAGAATTTATACTCGTGACGGAAAAGATTTAGGGATAGGACTAGAAAATGCTAACCCTGCACCATTGCTTTTCAGATTGCCATACGAGGGTGTTAAATCTTTAACATCATTTGAATACGAAAAAGTAAAATTGTATGAAAATATTACACTTAGTGGAAGTAAAATTACTATATCTTCTGCTGGTACTTTTACAGAAATCCAGTCTAATGACGAAACATCTTATGGTATTTTAGATGCTAATAATAAAATTTTAATTGCTAATGAAGATTTTAATATTGATGTTGACAATACATTTGCATCTACTATTACTTTTAATATTTTAGATTCGTCGGAATTTAATCCTCCCTTCAAGGTTTTTGCACCTGAAAAAGTAACATCAGGACGTGCCAGAAGTAAAACCAAGCGAATCGGGGCTACTTCTTTAAATGGATTATCTGCAAATGAAGAGACGGTTATCACATTAAGTCATTCTGATGTATTACTTAATGAAACATTAGATGATTTAAAACTTTTAAGAAATGGAGTAGAGGTATCTAATGTAAAATTTAGAATTGTTGATAATGGTCAACGTGCGGATAAATATACTCGTCCTGTTATAGGTATTACTTCTCCTATCACAATCGGAGATGATGCATCTGTTCAATATTCTTATTTTGCTCACGGGTCTGGTGAATATTTCTGTGCAGATTCATATGCTGGATTTGAATACGGTGATATTCCAACTTATAATTATATAAGTTTAGCAGATTATGTTGATTTTAGAAAGAAAGAACAGCCCGATACTGAAGATGCAGCAGCAGCAGATGATCAGATTATCCCAAGAGTTAATTCAACCGCTAATATTAAAGATGTAAGTGTTTACAATTCAAGAATTGATAAGCTTATTATTAATGATACTGGTGCTTTGCAAATAATTAAAGGAACTCCTGGCATTGATCCCACAACACCAGACACTCCAAACAATTCTTTAACTTTATACGAAATATTTGTTCCTTATTATACTGGTGATTTACGAGATATTAAGAATGTATATATTGATAATTCAAGATATACAATGCGGAAAATTGGTGATATTGATCAACGCTTACAAAGAATCGAATATGACAGAGCATTATCGGACTTTGAAAAGTCAGCGAACGCTATTTCATTTTTAAATGATGATGGTCAATCGCTTTTATTTAAAGCAGCTTTCCTTGCAGATAATTTTGCGGGTCATGGTATTGGAGATGTTAAAGCTCCAGATTATTTAGTAGCAATTGATAGACTTGCTAGAGAAGCGCGTCCTTATTATAAACAAAAGAATTTTAGATTCTTTTATAATTTTCCTTCTGCATCGAATTCTAATGACAGATCAGATAATGTTGTAACAAATTTAAAAGATGTATATGATGATTCAAATACTTATACCTTCAATCAAGGAGATTCTGTAGTTGATCCTACTAGTACAACCCGTCCCACTGCACATCAGATATCATTTTCTGATGGATCACCCAGTATTGTATTAAATCTTGTTGCTAGTACTAAATTTGCTGATATTTATGATGATAAAACACCAGAGTTAAATGGCGAGGACTATTATAAGCTAGTTATTTTTAAACCAACAGATAAAATTGCTAATGTTAATATTAGAACAGGTAATGTCGCGAATGCAATCAACGTGACCGAGCTTGCTTTAGATAAAAAACATGCAGTTTTGCAAAAATACAGTCCACATCCGAATGGAGTTATTAGAAGTCATTTCACAAGTAAAATATTGCCGATTGGTCAGAATGAGCGGGTACTTGCTACGTATTATAATGGGAACATAATATATGATAGTCAAAATACAAGTCAAGTATTATCTGAGCAAGGCGGCACCAAAACTGCTACCATCAAAAGGCTTTTTAGTCAGAGTGGTAGTCTTATTAACACTGCTAATAAAAGTGTAGCTGCTCAGAATAAAAATAATAAACAAGTTGATGGTGCATCAACAGCCGAAATTCTTTCATTATGGGAAGGAACGACAACCGAACTCTTTTCTCAAGAGTTGATGTCACAAACACTCAGTATTCAGCCCTTCGAAGTTTCTAATTATAATGGTCATTTAACCCTTTCTCCATCTAGTGATGAATGGATTGATACGGAGCGTCGCCCAGCTACTGTTATCAATAACAATGGCGCAATGGATGCTATTGATTTTCTTATAGAAAACACTGATGTATTTGAGGGTGTACTTGGAACCGAGTGGAATGCTTGGGAGACTAACGTTCAAAGTAGAACGACAACAACAACAAGGTCTGGAATATGGAGAGGAACTAATGGTCGAGGACGATGGCCATTAAATCAACGCACAACAACTACCACGACAACGACCGGAACTAGAACTAGAACTGGTACTAATCGAACTCTCGCTGAAGAAACAATTGAACAAGATTTAGGTGATAGAGTAGTAGATCTTAACATTATTCCATTTATTCGTTCACGGGATATTTCATTCAAAGTAACTGGATTAAAACCAGGAACACAACATTACGTATTCTTTGATGATGAAGATGTTACTAGATATTGTGCACCAACACCGGAATTTGTAAGATTTTCGGAAACTACATTAGTTGATACTTATAATAATCAAGGAGCACCTGATACTACTGATGACGATTTCGTAGGGCCGATTTCTTGTCCTACATTTAATGTATATGCGTCTCCTATAGTTACTACATTAGAGCAGGGTGATCTCACTGGTACATTTAGAATTCCAAACAATTCCGATCTTAAGTTTAGAACAGGACAACGTTTGTTTAAACTTACTTCTTCGCCTAATAATAATGATGACGAAGCCGATTCTGTCGCTGAGGCAACATATTCAGCATCTGGAATGATTCAGGCAAAGGAACAAACCATCATGTCGACTAGACAACCTACTGGTATTTTGACTGAGAATCTTAGACAATCAGTAGATTTTGTTCGAACTACTCGGACCTCTAGAGTTCGCCGATGGGACCCAATCGCACAAACATTCTTAATCGATGAAAACCAACATCAGAATGGTGTATTCTTAAGTGACGTTGATGTATATTTCGCGGAAAAGCCTAATTGGAATGTAGATGTAGAAATTTATATAGTTCCTACAGAACTTGGTATACCAACTCAAGATGTTGTACCTGGATCTAGAGTTATTAAATCGAATCATCTAGTT